AATCTTTTGTTTACATTTATTGCATGTTTAGCATAAAGTATACTGTCTAGTGTTTTTGATAACTCATCTGCAGTTCTTTCGTTTCCGTGAATCATAGTTCCTTTTTTTATTAATCCGTCATTAATTTCCTTATTCGTATCTATAATTGCATCAGTTTGGTCTTTTATTTTTTGTTCTGACAATCTTTTTTGTAAGTAGTAGTCGGCATCATCCTTACCTAATGTTTTTAAAAAAACTTTATTTTGACTAAACATTCCCTCACTATCTTTATACAAACCACCCGCTACTTCATCTTGTATCATTCTTTGTCTTATATTTTCATCATCCCAGTTTTCTCTAGCACTTAAATATCTTTCTTCGTTTTCTTTTAAAAAGTTTTCTTGTTGTTTTTTTCTAAGTATATTTAATCTTTCGCTTAATGTTCCTACATCTTTATCTGTATTTATTAATCTAAGAACATCTCTAGATTCTAAACCTTCTATTTTACTATAAGCTTTACTAAAAGCAGCCCCAGTTAAACCTAACCCTGCTCCTAATGCTGCGCCAGTAAATCCTGCGCTAGTTAATTCATCTATTGTTGGCATACGTTGTTCGTCAAAACCTTTTTCTACAGTAACTCCACCTGCTCCTATTCCTGCTCCTATAGCTCCTTGTCTTATAGTTGCATCTTTTATAGCATCCATACCTCTTTTACCTTTTGCCCCAGGTATCAAGTTAATCATTGCGTCAGCTAACATTCTTCCTGCAGATATGTTATCTGGATTAATCATTTTTTGTGCTATATAAGAACCTGCTGCACCAGAAGCTAAACCTCCAATTATATAACCAATAGGTCCTGCAACAGTTGCACCAGCTATTCTCCCTGTTTCGCTTATTCCTATTTCGGCAGCTAATGCTGTTCCCATTTGTGTTAAAGATGCTTGTTTTTGTGGGTCGATTACAGGATCAATATTTGTTTTGTCTCCTAATAATGTAGAGTTTTTTAATGGTGCATTTCCACCCAGCTCAACAGGTACATTTAGCTCAACACTATTTTGTTTTAAAAGTTCTTTTGGTACTATCAAATCGACCACACTATTCTCCTGTTATTGTATATCCTTGTTGTTCGAGTGCGCTTACTAGCTGTTCTCTTGTAAGATTTGGATTATCTCTTAAATATAAATCTACTTGTTCTTTTGTAAGAGTCTGTGCTGTTTTAGTTGTGTCAGGTAAAAAACTACTTAATGCAGACTTAGTTGCAGTTGGTGTAGTAGCTTGATATCCGTATGTTCCATCTTTTCTTTGATATACAGAAACTTTTGCATCATCACCAACAGCAGCTTTACCTGCTTGTAAAGCTTCAGCTCCTGTTCTGTAAATGTTTTGTTCTTTGCCTACAGAAGTAGCAGCTTCTATTGCTTGTGTTACAGGTGTTTGACCTGGTCTTGTATCTTTCATTAACTCTAAACCATATTTTAACATCGCTGCATTTAAAACTTCTTTTGCTGTAGATTGAGTTGTTGGTCTTAATGTTTGGCTAAGTCTTATTCCTGGCTCTCTATTAATATCTACTATTGGCGCTTGTGGTCTAGCTTGTGGTATTTCTTCTTCTGCAAAAGGATCAAACCCTAATGCTTTAGCTCCTTCATATGCTAATAAACCTGTTCCTACTACGGGTATTGCCCTTGCAGCAAGTCTTCCTGCACCTAGTGCTGTACTGCTTAAAAAGCCACCTTCTGCCATTCTTTTAGCTAATGGACTAGCTTTATTAGGGTCAAATATTCTATAACCACCTGTAGTGTTCATTTTTTTATTACCCTCTGCAATTATTTTTTGTTGTTCTCTTTGTAAATTTAATGCAGCAGTTCTTTTTCTTATTTGTTCTTGAACTCTAGGATCGTCTTCATCAAGTGATGGACCGAGTATACCTCTAAATGTTCCACCTATATTAAATTTTCTATTAGGAACTCTGTCTTCAAATTTAAACCTTTGTCCAGAAGACCTTTCGTTTAATATTTTTTTTATTTCTTTTGTTTTTTTAGCTATCTTTTTTTGTACTCTTATGTCATCTTCAGGCAAATCTATTGGATTAACTTCTGTTCCTTGCAAAATTCCAGGATAAAATGTTTTAGATTGGGAAGGTCTTATAAATACACCCGTAGTTCCTGGTAATTTAATTTTCTTTTTTCTTGCCATTTATATCTCCTAGAGTAATCCTTTATAATATTGCATCAAATCTACTTCAGGCAATCTTATTCCTGCTGTTGCTGTTGGCATTCTTAATGACGGCATAGTAGGAGCATCGGGTTGTTGTAATAATCCTCCAATACCTTGTAACAAATTCATTGTTTCTGGTCCTGATAAATTACTAAATTGATCTCCCAAATTAGATAACATTCCCATTATTCCGCCAGGTTTTACTTGTCCTGTTTCTAAGTCATATGCACCGCCTACACCTTGTTGTATTAATTCTTGTGTAGCTTGTGGAACTATACCTGATGTTGCGCTATCAGGAATAAAAGGTTTATCTTTATACATTTGTTGTAATTCGAAAGGTGTCATACGGGCAGGTCCGCTAACCATACCTCCTGGTCTAACAGGTCTTACCCCAAGCGCAAAATCTAATAAACTTATAGGTCTACCATCTGGTCCTATTGATCCTACTATTTGATTCATAATAAAAGTCTCCTTAACTTAATAATCCGTATAATGCCCCTGCGGCAGCACCCCATGGACCCATTGATGTCATAAATGTGCTTCCTCCAAAAGGAGCCCCTAAAGCAGCACCAGTTAATGCTCCACCTGTCATATTCGCTAGTGTGCTTGGTCCTTCCATACCGCCAGTTTGTGATACAGTTCCTGGCAAAATAGTGTTACCTGCAACATTTGCATATCTTGTTAAAGCATCATATGGCGCAGCTTGTTCAAATGAGAATCTACGCATAGCTTCTGTTATAGGTTGTTGCGCTCTTGCTGTTTCTGCTGCACCTACTTGAGCTAGTGTTGCTGCAGGTTGAGCAAATGTACTCATTATACTAGGAGCAAGTCCGAGTGTTGCAGCTTGTGTTTTCATAACATCGCCATACAAATCACCATACATTTTTGTTGCGACATCAGATTGCTTTGTAAGCATATCTTTTAATACTTCAGATTCTACTATTCCTTGTCTTGTACCACCTAATTGACCTGCTTGTGTAGCACCACGCCTTGTTTGTTGTAACAACCTAGATGTGCTTTCTTCTATAGGTCTTAGTCTTGCTGATAAAACTTCATCTAACATAGGATCTTGAAATCTTTGTACAGGACTCATAAGTGATTCTTGAAATCCTGGAACAATAGAACCTAATCCTAATCCTGCTTGAGCTAATGCTGCTTGTTTTTGTAACTCTTCTGCTTGATAAACAGTAGGACTAGCTTCAGCATAAGTTCTTCCTGGATAAAATTCTTGCGGTCCTTGTTGATATAATTGTTTTGCTTGTCCAAATATATCTGTTAAATAAGGTTGTTGACCCGCCCATGGATCAGCTTTTTGGACAGTATTAGTACCGCCACCTCCACCTTTACTCATATAAATCTCCTAGTGTATGGTTGTAAGTTCTTTTCCGAGTATGGTATATGTTTGTTCATATCCGAAATCTTTTAATTTTTTAATAAATCCTTTGCGACATACTGTTTCCATGGCATTACAATCTTGTTCTTGTGACCATTCTTCCAGTATCTCTAGTGTTTCTGCTACCCATGTGTCCATTTGTTTGCCACCTAATGTAACGATACGACACACTTTCTTTTGTGGATAGTTTAGAATCTGTGTTGTTATAACTGCTTTAATTTCTTTGCCATTATCTTTGTCAAAGATAACCCACAGTTGCATTTCTTTTTCTTTTAAGAAGAAGTAGATATCATGTACATCCATTTCTTCTTGGGATTTGTTATTACCCATTTCTACATATTGTTTACAATCTTCCCACACGTCATCAATATACTCTGCAGGTATACCAGATACATAAATCATTGCTTTCTCCTATTGACTTACTTGTATAATACTGAGTGTAACAGATGGTGTTGATGGAGCAAATGCTGTAGCTGAAGTATTCTTCAAAGTAACATCTGTGTCATCTGATGCCCACATTGCTTGTAAATATTGTCCTGCTGTTATGCTAAATATTCCATTTCTTGATACAACTTTCTTCTGCCCATTCTCATGTAGTGTACTAATAATTGTAGATGATGCTGATGTAGCTCCATTTATCTTTGGAAAAAAATATACAGTTTTTGTACTAGCACTATCGGATGTTAGTGAAGCATGAAAACTAATATAGTATTTGCCTGTATGAGTAAAATTTAATTTAGTTGTATCTGTACCATCTACAGATATACCTTGTTTATCTCCTGTAGTATTCCAAGTAATTCCATAAGCTGTATCTGCTAATGTTGGTGATTGGTCTACTGTTGATGAAAAAAAACCAAAGTCTCCTGCACCACTGCCACCTGCAAATGCTCTCCATACAGTACCATCATAGTAATATAGGTTTTCACCTTGTCCTGGATTCCAGTTAGTGCCATCAGCATAAGCAATATCGCCTTGCTTTACTCTGCTAGGTGCAACATTCTTTTCTTCTATAAATGCTATAGGGTTTTCTTGTAATGCCCCTTGTAACTTAGTAAGTTCTTCAAATATATATCTTGGTAAATCTTCTGAGTTAGCAGGTACAGGATTAGGTACATACTTAGGAGCTTGTGCCATTATCTTTCCCCTATAACTTCATACTCTAAATCATAGCCATTTAGTTCAAATGGACTGTTATCTGTGTGTTGAAATCTTACTGCGATGTATTTACCTGTTGATCTGCAATCTACTTTGTTATTAAGTGTTGGGTCAAAGTTTTGTCCTGCTGTATAAGTATATGTACCATTAGGAGACATAGAACTTCCAACTGATATAACAACCTGTCCTGAACCACCTACTTTAGGTGTTAGTTTTCTTACTTGTTTAACAGTATTGGTATTACCATCTAAGGTTAATCCTTTTCTTTCTAGTGTCGATATGTAGTTTTCACCATCGAACTGTCTGCCAAAATCACCACGATACAATTTAGTATCTGCAACACCTGCCATTAATATACTTCTTTCTGTAGGATTATAGGTTCTTTCTCCCCATACCCCACTATAATCTGTCCATGTATCTGTCTGTGTATTCCAAGTTATGGATGTAGCACCAGGGTCTACAATTCCATTACCAATGTGATAAATGTCAGGCAAATCACGAAAAGTAAATGAGTTATTAACATAGTTATAAATTAATGCTTTGTTACAGTATTGCGACCCTACAGTAGGATAGCATACCCACATTTCTGTTTGCTGTACGTTATGTGCAACAAAAGTGAGATTATAGTATGCATCATTTATGTTATCAAATAATTCTTTTTTAACTAGATCAGTAGCTACAGATTGTTTTCTTACTCCATCATGTACCACTAAATCACCTTGAGTAACTACAAAATGTCTACCATCGAACTCAGCTATACAGTTTCTAGTCAATACGCCTGTATCGTTAAATAACTTTTGGAAACTAAATACTAGATTACCACCGATGTAGTTAGCTAACCATGTAGAGTTTTCTTTGTATATTACAAATGATTGTTTAAGTGCTAGACCATCAACAATAAAGTCTGACTCATCACCTATAGTAACTTCTCCTGCATCATTAGTAGAAGAAGATGTCCATGATGATGGATAACTAAAGTTTTCTGCTGCATCACCCCATTTAACTTTGTTAGGAAATTCTGTACTAGATGTTGTTATTCCTAATGCCATCAAATAATTACCAAATGATTTAATAGTTTTGCATATATCTGCTGCATCCCAATTAGGTAAATCTACAAAGTTAGTAGCACCTACGTTAGGTAATGCTTGTGGTTTATCTACACCATTACAGAAAACAGGAAGACCATTATACACAGTTCCTGTCCAATTACCTATGGTTGTTAAATTAGTGCTATAATCGCCACCTGAAGTCCTTGTAACGTCTGTATGAGTAGTCCCATCAGTTCTATAAATCTTAGCTGTGCCTGGATAAAACCAATACGATGCTGTTCCAGTAGACCAATTAAGTACAAAGTATGGAGCTACTGTAGGTGTGCCAAATACTGCATCATGTCCTTTGATCTTCTTTCCTGCATTATCAGTAAATCTTATATTACTTGCATGTGAATAAAACTCAGGTGGGAGTACAGTATTGTTTGTATCTTTTATCATGCCCTTTGGGGCAGGTGCTACAAATGTTACCATCAGACTGTACGTTTCCACATATATACAACGATATATGGTTGTAAGTTATTGTGGGCTTGTCCACCACCAGTTGCTTCTGTTGCTACATCATCTCCTAATGTTCTAGCATTACCACCTGTAACATCCACATCGTTTGAGTTAGGAGGTGGAAGAATACCTGCTGGGTTGTTGTGGGTATGTGATGGCATTTCAGAAATGGTCAATGTATGTGTTTTAGCACCACCTGTTTCTCCTGCTGTATCAAATTCTGTTTGTCCTGCATCTATACCTACTGGAACACGACCTGCACCAAATGCCACCCATGTACCAAATCCTAATAAAGTTGCAGGATTAGTGCTATCACTTGCGTTCATGTAAATAGAACCAACAGGATATATGTTTGCTAGTGTAGCTATTGTGTTGCCACCTAGTGTTCCTGACCCAACTGACAATGCACCTGTAGCAGTAATATTTCTAATACCTGTTACGTCTTTACTTGCATCTACAGTTAGTGCTTTTGATGCTTCTGCTGTACCAAGTGTTGCTACATCTACATAGTTAAGTTCTGTGGTATTTGCCGTAACACCATCAAGTAAATTTAATTCTGTATGTGTTGCTGTCATTGCCCCTGTTATATTGGGGAATGTATTTTTAACTGTTGATTTAATTAATCTTAAATGGTCATCACCTTGAGCAACAGAATCAGTTGCCCCTGGATTTGAAGTATTAAGACTATCTATATATGTTCCTGTTTCTAATCCCATATTATGTCCTCTTTATAAATAAGTGTTCTATAAACCATGCAGGAGGGTCTATTTCCCACCATTTATGTCCATGTCTGTAATCGTTTGATATTGTATGATGATAATTATGCCAACCCTCACCCCAACTAATTAGTGATGTAAGTGGGCTATTAACAGCAGTACAATCCTTTCTAGGTGTAACCACAATGTAGCCAAATTGTTTCATGTGGGGTATTACACCAAATGCTCCTGCTGCTTGATATACACATGCTGCAGGAAAACTAAAAGCAAATATACCTAACAAAGGGTCTATTGCATACAATATACTTATGTAAGTAAATAGTAGTTTCCAATAATGTTTAGTAATAAACATATAATCCTTATCTCTAAGTATATCATTAACCATAGACTTAGGTACTTTTATAGGGTCATACAATGTAAGCCATGCCCTAATGTAACCTATTCTTTCAGGAGATTCATTATCCTGTTCACTGCCACTATACATGTGATGATATCTGTGCATTGCAGTCCATGATAGTGGGCTACCAAATGCAGGTATAATTGTTAAATACTTTAAAATCTTTTCTCTTACAGGAGTTGTTGTAAAACTTCTGTGTGCCATAAATCTGTGTATAGCTATGTTTGTGCCGAATATATTTACAAATGCCCAAGCAACTAATCCATAAACAATATACTCAGGATAATAAAAACAACCTGCTATCGCTATTACATGATTAAGTAATGCTAGTATCTGCACATATCTTGCGTGTTTCACGTCCACCCCAGTCTAGTAATTATCCATACCCATGGGTCAAACCAACAATGTTTAAGCTGTGGTTTAATATGATGCTGTACATGATATGATTCAGAAAAAGCTACAGGATACATATAAGGTACATCTTTTACTTTACCTAAATGACACATAATGCCTGTAACTAACATTACCCAAAAGGTTGTCATAGCTACTGCTGTTGCCCACATAAAAAATAAATCTAAAGGTAAGACCAAGAAAAGAATAGCATTGAACATGTATACCAAACTTGTTTCATTCTTAGTTAAAAATAACTGCCATTTATTTCTTAGTCTATCTCCACACAAACTCAAATCATAATCTTGTTCGTGTGTTCTAAATATAATATATATCCATGATCTATACTTCGGACTGTGTGGGTCTGCAATAGTATCTGCATATCTATGATGGTTTCTGTGCCATGCACTATAAGATATTGGTGTGCCTATCAACGCAGTCATAGATACTACACTCATTATGTTTTGAAACCATACAGGTGGATTCCAAAGATTGTGTGTAGCCCATCTATGTATAAACAAGCTCATAGTGAATTCTAGTAAAAAGTAAAACAGTATGTATGTATATAAAAGTTGTAGCCATGATAGTGCTACAAAAGAATATAATGCTAATCCAAAATAGAATATGTATAAAAGACTAAGTGCCACATTAGTATTCCCATGTCATAACTTTAGTTCTATCATCTAAAGCTTCTGTAGGTGTTTCACTTAGTGTTCCTAAACAAACACCATCTGTAGTTGCTTGTGTAAAGTAGTTATCAATCCTAGAATCTACAACACATTCTAATGCAAACTTAGTGCCACCTAATGATTGAATCCAATCTTTATTAGCTTGATGAAACTCAGATGTCCATGTCCATGCTTTACTGTTATTAATTTTGCCCACTAAGGCAACTATCCATGTATATGTGTTGTCTGTAAATTTGCCATGAATATACATACAAGGTGTTTCATCTTTAGCAATAATTATATTTTTCATACTGCTATAGTTTTGTTCATTTAATAATGAAATAATAATTTGTTTCTTTTCATCATCTGTTTCATCAGTAAAAACTATAGTTCCACTATTTATATCTTCAAGACTGTCTGCATATAGAGAATCAAATGTCTCATCTATTGGGAATGTGTCTACTTCTGTAAATGTATAGCTCATTGTATTAATTTAAAGTTAGTTGTTTGACCATTTACAAATATACCTGTTACATTATTGCCATTAGCATCTTTTAATGACCCTTGGTACAGATTACTACTCTGAAAATTATCATGGGTTGATACATCTGCTCTTAAAAGTGTTCCTACTGTACTTCCTTTTGTTAAAACTAATTTTGTCCAACCTGTCCAAGAATAACTACTAACAACAAAGGTTAAGACCTGATTAGAAGTAGTTGAAGTACCACCTGTTCTAACACCTTTAACAGTTCTACTTGCACTTGATATAGAATTATTTGCTATGCTTCCATAAGAATCACTACCTGTTCCTGAATTATTACCATCACTAAATCCATGTTCATGTAAACCTAATTTAGCATCTCTTGTTCTAAAACCTGCTGTTATTGTAGTTTCTAGTAATACAACCTCTGCAACAGAGCCATAAAAACTCGATGCTAATGAAATCTGTCCTGATGTAGGAATAGTGACACTACTAGAATTTTGTGTTCCTGATGGAACATTACTTCCACCCGAATAATACTCTGACATTGAGTGTGGTTGTGATCCACCAAACTCTGTAGCTAAATCACTAAGACTAACTGCACCTGATGATACTATAGCCATTATACTGTACCAAATGCAGTTACATCACCTACACACGTTAGATTGCCTGAAGCATCTAACTTCATTTTGTTTGTGCCACCTGTTGCAAAATAAAGAACACCACCTGATTCAGTAATAGTCCAACCACTAAGAACGACAGTAGTACCTGTAGTTGCAGGTAAAGTAAGAGTATTAGTTCCTGCTACAGCAGGTGCTGAGATTGTGATCTCACCTGAAGTATCACCTGTTAGTTTTATACTAGCCATTAATCTGCTTCCTGTATTGTGTTACCCTCGGCAATCCATTCTTGAATTGCTTGATAGTGTGTGTTTGCTGTGTCTATTGGAACATAACATTGAGTTCCATCTATTGTTGCAATAATGTTGTCTCTTTCTCCTGAGAGTAAATCGTTTCTATATTTTGCTGATGTTACTATCATAATTCTGCTTCCATTGTAAAGGCGTTTATTCTTGGTCCTGCTGTTTCATTGCCTGTGCAAGAAAATCTTAAATTATCTGTTGTAACATTTCCTGAACCTAAACTAGATGCACTATCAGCGTTTGAAGATGTTATTGTTACAGTAGGAGTTGCTCTCATGGTTGTTTTAAACGGATAATTACTTGCTCTTATATAATCTGTATTTCTTACCAACATTAAAGAATAATAAGCTCCTGATACGGATTGAAAATACCTCTGACATCTAGCTAGACTTGTTGCTCTATCTTCAAACTGAAATGGTGGTATGCTGTTAGCATCAAATGTTCCTACTTCCCATTGGACACCTGTAATTAATACTTCATTGGCAGTATTGTCTCCTAATGCTAAAGTAGTTCCTACAAATCTGTTTGCATCAACTCGTGCATCCCATGAAGTTGGTAATGTTCCTGATGTAAAATTACTTCCTGAATCGAATGCCCATGAAACCATTATTGACCTTGCATTTGTGTTAGCTAATGCACCTGATGTGTCAGCAGGAATATTACATATAACTTTTTGCCAAGTATTAGCAGATGAAATAGTTTTCACTACTCCTACATGCCTATCATTTGTTCTATCCCATAATTCAACAACATAGTTTCCTGTTTTATTACATTTAATCCAATATGAAAGTGTAGATGTTTGAGCATCTGATGTTCCTTTTTCTAATACCTGTAAGTTTTGCCCCTCACTTTGAAAAGATAGATAAAAGTTATCCCCTGCTGATGGACTTGCATCTGCTGTTGTGCAATCTATTTTTAAAGAACTACCAAATCCTTGCCCAGCAGGTGTATCTGATGATTGAGTAAATGACCATGTGCCTAAATTAATCATGTTAATAAAATATCTGTCAATGTTTATATATTGACCTGCTGTGATTCCTGTTTGGTCTCCTCTTTGTGCAACTTGCATATCACCATTTATAACTAATGGAGTAGCAGTCTTTCTATCTAAAGCTACGGTGTTATCTGATACTGTACCATGTAAAGTGAGTGCCATTAATTATTCTCCTACCAACGCATTAATCTGTGCATCTGTTAATCCTAACTCTTTTAGTTTTGCCTTGCCTGATGCTTTGTCAGTTTCCTTTTGTGCTAACTCATTTATACGGGCTTGGTCAGTTTCTTTTTCTTCATTTGTTCTAAAGTCAAATGTTTCTGTTGTGCCATCAGAATTTATTTTATTATGATTATTGTTAATGGAATTTTTCCATTGTTCTTCAGAAACTTCTATTGTTTTACTTGGTATTGATGAATGTATCTCAGAATCATACCAACCTAAAATTTTATTGTTATCATCTATGTGTGCTAACTTCATGATATTATCCCTGTTGCTATCCAATAAATACCCTCCATTGGGGTATAATGTGAAACTTTAAAACTTGTATTTCCAAAGTCGCTATCAGGTGATATTGTGTCAGCATTACTTACTCCACCTGTGTCTGTTCCTGTATCAAATGGGGTTACTGCAATACTATAAACTGTAGTAAATGCTACAGGATAAGTTACAGTAAACGAGCTTGATGATGAGGTATGTTTACCCCATTGGATCGTGTACCCATTAGAAAACTTTTGATATCCGTTTTGAGATAAAGTTTTTGCTGCATCAGTTAAAACATCATTTCCACCAATAGAAACATTGCCACTACTATCCATAGAAATCTTAGTTACACCTGCTGATTGGATATCTAAAGCACCACTTGTATCTGATACTAATTTTAATCCATCTGATGTGTCGCAATTAACCTTACATGTCATAGTATTACCCACCTTTGTCCACTAGGAACTGTTACTGTTACACCACTGGCTATTGTCATTGGTCCAACTGAAAATCCGTTCTTACCTGATGTTATTGTATAGTCAGATGTTATATCATCTGCGTTTTCATAAATAGCACCACCTGCTGATTCTCCTCCACCACCACCGATTGCACCCCAAGCACTACCAT